CGGCTTTACTGAATAGACCTTTTGGTCTTTATATCCGCTTGGAATCATTACAAGCGAGGCATCATCAAAGAAACTCATCAGTTCAAATTAAATAGTTGTTCAATTAAACAAGCCTCGCCTTCAAGCGTTGCTCCATCTTCCGTCATTCGTAGAATATAGGTATCCCATAATTCATAGTAGTTATCTTCTCCCAAGTCTTGCAGAGCAGCCACCAAACAATCGTAGCCCTCTAATACGCCTCCATCAGCCTCAACACGCTCACGGAAGGCAATAGCAATATCGTTAATAGGAGCGAAGCAAGGAGGTGCGCTCTCATTCTGAATAGAAAGCGTAGTGCGGTCAGTATCGCCCCACCAGCTTTCGCAGTAAACTGCCCCCCAAGAGATTAAATTACTCATCTTTTGCTTCTTCCTTTAGAAATAACTTTAGTTTACGGATATTTTGCATCTTGGGCTTGTAAGTCCTTTTAGAGAACCCATCCGCTTCTTTGTACATCCCTATCGGGGTAGATGTCTTCGTTAACATTTGTGTTGTATTCGGGGTAATCACTTTGATGAAATGACATAAAGTCCACAAATCGCTGAACATAGTATTCAGCCGTCTTCCTTGACTTCTCAACCAAGTAGTCAACCTCGCCTTTCTCTACGCTCGTAGAGTTCTCGCTATTGTGTTTGAACACTCCTCCGTTGGCAATCGTATACGCTGCAAAGGGAAGATACTCCATCATAGCGAAATGAATCAGCATAGGCTGAACATAGTCGTTGACCAATGATAAGTAGTTGCCAGTAAGCGTACCCGCAATGATATCCGCAGAAATCTTGTCGTAGAGCTTCGTACCCAAGTAGTTTTGGATATGGATTTGTTGGGCAATCTTGATGAACTGAATGAACTTGTCAGTATCCACATTACCACCCAATGCGGTATTGCGTACAATGTCCTCTCGTTTAATGAATAAAGCCGTTGCCATTAGTTACGGGGGTTTAAGAATCCTTCATTGGGCATATCTACGGGGCGAGTAGCGACCTTCTTGTCGTTGACCTCCAACTCTGCACCCTCTCTCTTGGCTTTGTTTACGCTAATCTCGGCATTAGGATTCTTGGCATCTACGCCTACTGCTCCCTCTTTAGCCATAAAGACCTTGCGCATCCAAAAATGATGGCAACGCGCTCCTCCTTTGTAGAGCCAAATGTCGTAGGTGTCTGCTCCTTGAGGGCCGAATCCCGCATTTACGGAACGATTGCCCATCTCAAGGATGTCTTCCTTGCGGTAGACCTTCTTTGCGCCTATCATCTTCTTGCAGAACTCTCTTGAGTTGCTTCCCGCTTTTTCGGGGGCGTATCCATAACGCACCTTGTAGATGCGACCTTCGGGAGTTACACCATCTTGCTTACTCTTGGCGTTGGGGAATGCCGTTCCAGTAGAGGCGAACTTGGTCATACGCTCCATAGCATCTTCCGCTTCGTAGTCTACGGGGGATTCCTCTACCAATTCCCATTCATCCTCGTTGATGACCTCGCCCATCTCGTCCAAAAGATTGAACATACTATCAAGGTGGTCATCGTTGGGTTCTTGTTTGGATAGTTTGATTCCCGTTTCTTCTTCCATCGTCTCTTGGTCTACGACCACACCCTCTTGGAACTCTAATGGTTGGAGGGTCTTGAAGTATAGATTTAAAGAGATATCGTTGTAAGCAAGAATCTTGTCCACCCCATCCAAAATGGTCTCTTGCATAGGACGGATGACAGTATTGTCAAACAAGGTAGAGGCGGTCTTCAATTCCTCTGCGTTGTTTCCCAATCCGCTTTGGTCTTTGATACCCAAAAGCATCGGAGAGGTAACGCGGTGAGAGACCATCAACTTACGCATTGCCTCATCGGCCAAGAATTGGTATTGGTCGGAAGCATCAGAGAGTTGTACGGGCGTAATGTCCGCAGCCATCTCCTTATTGTCATTGAAAGCAAGGATGAACTTACCCGCATTGCTCGTTCCGCTAAACTTCTCCCCGATACGGCTCTCAATCAAGTAACGCTCTTCCTCCGTTGGGACTCCGTTATTGAAGTTGATGAGCATTGAAGGACTCATTCCGTTCTTGATGTTGTTGAGGTGGTAGTTTGCTACTTCCTCTTCAAGCTCCGCATAGGGCAATCCTCCTTGATAGTCTACTGGAGAGTAGTAATAGAATCCCGCACGATAGGGACGGATGTAGAGAATCTCAATCCCTTCGTTGGAAAAGCCAAAAGCGGGAATCCGAATTGGGGTCTCTTTCTTACCCTCTACCGCTCCCCAATCCTTTGCGTAGTAATATGCCTCAATATCACCCTCATCGTTGCACTTCTCTGCTCGTAATGACTCAACGGGCATATGATATACCTCTGTGATTTGTTGGTGGTCTTTGGAGTAGATGACTTGGAAGGCGCATTGACCCATCATCTTGAAGTCGGAGGTGACCTTACGCATACAATCCTTGCTGAACAAGGACTTCATTTTAGCGTATTGGTCGGGCTTTCGGTTGCTATCGGTAGCATCCAACCCTTTTCCGTAGATAAGTTCGCCAATGCCGTTAATAATGGCGTTGTTTGTTGCGCTACCATTGTACCTATCAATGAGATATTGGAAGTAGTTGTTGCTATCGCCATAGGAAACCCATTCCTTGCCTCGTTGCTCCTTGACAACGGGGGTGGTGTATGAGGATAGGTTTACAAATCGGATGTTGCTCATAATACGATAAATTCGTTGTTGTAGGAGGTTTCCTCCGTGTAGACACTTTGGTTGACTGTGTACTTGTCAAATTCCGTTTGTGAAGTTACAAAAACCCTATCCCGATAAATTAGATTAGAGCCTTTAAAAATCTTCAAGCCATAGAATGTACCGCTAACCAGAGTAAACTCCGCAGAGAGGCTCATATAGCCGTTAGATTCGGTGATACTTGGGTTGATGGTTGCCGTAGTGTTGGTATTCTCGTTTGTGAGGTACAAATTGACACCATCCAAGTCGTTTAGAGCTTGGCGTACACAAGACTCGGCTTCTAATATGCCTCCATCAAGCAAGACACGCGCAAAGTACAAATCCAAATCTTCCGATGAGAATACATAGTCTCTCGGAATGATGGTAATGGTTTGTGCGGTAGATACGGGTTGTAAAATGTGCATCGTACCTAAATAACTCCAAAGTCAAAGTTTATTCCAAAAAGAAAGCCACCCGAAGGTGGCCTCTTGCATCTAATGTGATTTTATTAGATATTGTTTTGAATACGCTGAATTGCTGAAATAGCAGATTCAAAAGCATCACGAGATGAAACAAACTGCTTCTCCCAACCGTTGAATTGACCTTCATCAACTCCTAATTCTTTAGCCATTGCTTGAGCCTTACGAGCATCAGCAACTGCCTTTACGGCAATCTTTTGGGCAGAAGATAGAGCATCAATAGCAGCATTTAGTTGATTACTCGCTTTATCAGATGCTGACTGAATTGTTGATTGATAACCCTTAATGTCACTCAAGGCATTTAACTCCACCTTCATCGGTTCTTCATTAGCGGAGAACTTTTGGAGTTTGTTGTATACGGATTGTTCTTTGTTCATTTTAAATTTGATTTACATCAGTATCAAGGTCATCAATATAAGAGCGAACACGGTCAGCATCTTTTTGAATATCAATCAACTCCTTGTATTCTTTTATTTCACTTGGGTCAATTCCTAAATTCTTTGCTTCTGAACGGATTTTACCTAAAAGAATCTCGCTCTCTCCACGAACATACATATCCATTAAGAACTCACGAGATGCAACAACTTCTTTAAGTAAGGATGCTGCTCTTTCTAATGAGGCTTCATATTGGTCAATCGTTTGAGTTGTTTTAGAACGAACTGCGCTCCATTTACCAATCAATGTCTGAATGTCACCAATAATACTCAACTCAACCTTAATAGGCTCTTGAGCAGAGGTGAACTTATGTAGTTTGTTTAGGATATTTTGCATTTGTCTAAAGTGTTAGAAGGGGGCATAAGCCCCCCTCCGTTCAACACACTATTAAGGATTGATTTGCGTTGCGCTCACATTCACTCCCGCAGATGACAAAGTAGCATCCAAGAAGTTGGCGGGAACTTGCTCTTGGGCAGTCAAAGTAAGGGTGTAACCACTCAAGTCACCCATTGCTGCTCCAGTTACAATCGTTCCACCCGTGACTTCAGCTCCGTGAAGCAATCCCATCACAAAGATATTGCCATTGTAGTCCTCTACAAAGACGTGAGGACGGCCATAAGCCATCAATTTCAATTCTTTGTGCGTAGCCTTGTCCAACTTGGTGAAAGTCAAGTTCAAAGTCTGCTCAAAGAAAGTCGTTCCGTTCTCACGAGAAGAGGTAATGGTCTGCTCAAAAGAAGAGTTTCCCTTTACATCGTACTCGTAAGCCGTTGGAGTGCCACCGAAAGAGTCAATAGCATCGGTGTTAGTGGCATCATAGGTGATAGCACCCAAATCGCCATAGTTCGCGAAGTATACGGCTTTGATACCGCCTACTACATCTTTACAAGGGACTGTCCGTCCCGTACTTAAATCACAAGCCATAGTTATTTAAAATAAAAAAGGAGAGCGAGGGTGTTCCCCAAGCCCTCCTTTGGGTTAGTCAATTTCGGTTAATTAGGCGTAGTAAACGATATCTGCACCAACTCCGTGTTGTACACCCGCAGTAAAGCGCATTACCACACGAATGTTGTCTGATCCGTCCAAGTCAGCCATATCAAGAACCTTCACCTCGTTGCGGTCAGAAGCCAAGCCCGAACCGAAGAACAAGTTAGAAGATTGAGCAGCAACCATTTTGTTAGAAGCCAAACCATTTACCATAGCGACACGGATGCCGTCAAAGTACAAGGGTTGGTCACCATACCACATAGTTCCTTTAGACTCAATACCTGAAGCACCAAGACCTGAAGCACCGAAGCCACCCAAAGCGCGGACATAAGCCTTTGCAACATTTTGGGGAACATAGATGGTCAAGTCCTCCTTACCATACAAAGCAGAAGGGATAGCATCAACTACCTTACCCATCTCGGTGATGACATTGGCAGCAGTAACTGAAGTACCTACAACATCAACAACGGAAGCATCGGCAGCCAACAAAGCTTGGAAGCCATCAAACTCACCAGCAGTAGCGTTAACGCCTTGCCAAATGTTGGTTTCAATCTTTTGAGCAACTTTACCAGCAACGTGTGCAATCAAGAAGTCAGAGAAGTCAGCGGGAAGGTTGTCATAGACAGAGTATCCCATCTGCGCACCTTGCCAAGTAGACAAGAAGTCCTTACGGCAAAGTTGCAAGTTCACTTGGAACTCTTCAACAGTCAATACACGCTCGGAGAGAGTCAAGGTAGAGGTAGGAGTGAAATCGCAAGTAGCATCCTTAACGATATCGTCCGTTCCAACCTTTTGAATCACTTGCTTGTAGTGAACATTGGGCATAATCTCAACAAGACCCTTGTCAAGAGTGTCTGCGCTCAAAAGAGCAGCAGCGATGTACTTACTGGCAAATTCACCAGCGTAAGTAGTCGTGATAGAAGTGGTCGTAGCCATTTTTTATTTTGATTTGTTATTTGTTCAATTTTGAAAGAACTCGGTTCATAGCGGTTTGGGGTTTGCGTGTTGCAAACTTGACCTCCGCTTTGGGCGCAACTTCGGGGTTGTGCTTAATAGGTTTAGCAGCCGATTGGGCAGACAATTCCGTTTTGAGTTCGTTGTTTTCTGCTTCAACTGCACTCATCTTCTCTTTAGTATAACCCATCTCTTCACGGATAGCGGAGAGTTCGGCTTTTACTTCTTCAATGATGGGCATAACGATTGCCTTGATTTTTTCCTCCATAGGAAGCTCTTCGGCAAAGTGTGTTTCAGTCGTATGTGACTCAACAATCTTCTTGGGGTTAGATGGGGTCTCGGCCTCCAACTCGGCAACGGGTTCAGCAGCCACTTCGGCTACCTCTTCCTCTACCTCTGATTCAGCAGACTTAACTTCACTAATGATACCCTCTTCGGCAACATACAAGACATTCCCATCGGCAAGAGTGTACTCGCCAATAGGAAGTGCAATACGCTCTTCTTCGTTTACAATGAATACCTCATTACCCGCCTCAAAGGCTTCAGCCTCAAGGACAGTTCCGTTGTCAAGAGACATTTGTGCGAACTTGACCTCTACGGTCTCCTTAACGGAAGACAATTCGGTCATAATGCGCTTCAATACTTCGGTTGCTTTCATAACTAATTAAATAATTGATTTTGATTTTGAATTTACATTTTTAGGGTGTTTGTGTAATGCTTCCTACTCCTTGCGCTCGGAGTGAACCATCGCAGCATTTCTTTGAGTAGGTATTCTTGTCCCAACATAGGCATCCTCGTTTAGAGCCTTTGGGAGAAGAGCGAGAGGGAATCTTTACATCTCCGTTCATTGAAATAATTCTTTAGCAATCATCATTAGTACTTCGGTTGCTGCTTCCTCTTCCGTCATCTCTTGGGAAGCAAAATTTACCTTGTCTACAAAGTAACCCTCAATAGAGAATCCCTTGACCTTGCCCGTCTTGACATAGTTAGTCCAAATGTCATCGTTGTTGACCTTCATAGACACCATCCAAGTACCTACGGGCATCTCTAATCCGTAGATTCTTGATTTGTCTTTCTGCTCGTCCTCTACAATCCAAGACTCCACTACGCTCAATCCCTTCAATTCGGCTTGGTGTTCCAATGTGGATTGGTTTTGGTTTCCGTTTTGGAAGAACATCTCACTCGCTCTACGGATGGTGTCCTTTGTGAAGTACACATAGTACTCCTCTTCTCCGTTGTTGCGGTAGATAGGCTTATTGGGGATGAGAGCAGCACCCAAGAGAATACGCTTCTCTTCGTCTTGCTTGGCGAATTGCACCTCTTGCGCCTTGAGAGCTACGAAGTTCTCCTCAATGGCGGGGCTTTCAACGATGCTGATGGCTTGGATGCCCATCATATCTTGCATCTCATCTAATATGAGTTCAATTATTTTCATCCGAATGTTGCGGTTTTGATTCTCTTGCGTTCTAATTCTTGTGATGAGGTTACATCGCTTCCTACGACATAGGCTCTCATCGGTTGGCGGTTTTGTTGTCCGATACTCTCGGCAAGTTGGTTGATTCCACTTTGCCCAACGACATTGAAAGAAGGAGGCGTGGAAGGAGCAGAGGGCGAAGAGCCTCCCGTTGAGATACTTGCCGATGGGCTATCGTATTGCGACCTTGCAATAGATGCCACTTGTGCGGCGGCAAAAGCCCCTGCAAGACCCGCTTGGATATATGGGTAGGCGGGGTTCACCAATGTGTAGGGAGAGCCTTGTGCGGTCTTATAGGCGTTTTGTACGGCTTGTATACCCGCAACAATA